AGTGCAGCTCATCGGGTCTTAACCTTGCCCCGATTGGAAGGGGGGGGTCAGGTAATCGGAACAAACAGCCCGATGTCCACGATCGTGTACGTCGAAGGGCTCGGAGTCAGGGTCTGATAGTCCGGGGGGTCGAAGGCGTCCGAGTCGATGGTATACAGTTCGTCGGAGTCGTTTAGCACGTCCTGCCCGATGAGTTCCGAATGGTAGTTCTCATCGAAGTTAGACGCCTGCAGGTAGAAGTCCGTGTCGTCGATACGCACGGTCAGGTCAGCAATAGTAAGGATGTCGGTCAGGCCGCGCTTGAGGAGGCCGTTGCCTTCTTGCGTCTTGAAGGCGACTCCGGTGTCAGGGTACACCTCGTTGTTGTCATAGCGGGAAGGAGGGTTATTCTGGATGACGGCACCACGAAGCACCGCCCAAGTGCTGATGCCTACGCCGTTGTCTCCGATGACGTAGCCCATCAGATGCGGGCGTAGTAGTACTGCGCCACCTGCGTTCCGAGCTTGATGCGGTCAGCCCACAGCGAGCCGGTGACGTATTGGTCGACGGTGAACGTGCCGCCGACGCCTTCGGTTACCTTGGCAAGGACGAGGTAAGCCAGTTCGTCCGTATCGGTACCAGCGGGATCGCTCCCTTGGGAGTAGATGCGGGGATAGGGATCGTCTGCCGGGGTGTCAGGCGTGGCCTGCGGATAGTCGTTGGTCGCCGGGTCAGGGCCGGAGCGAAGCACGATCCAAGACTCTCCGGCAGTGAAGTTGAGCACCAGTTCCGCGTCGCTCGCGAGGTCGTCGATATACTGCCAGACCTCGTTGATGGTGTCGTAAGCCTGCGGCATGAGGTTGTTGAGCGTGCCAGGGCAAACCTTGTAGGTGACATAAGCACCTTCGCCAGTGCCGACCGTGGTGAGGTCTTTGATTTTGAAAGGGAAGCAGGCGTCGTCGCCATCGTCCTGCGCGGCGCAGCTCGAAGGCAAGAGGTAGGAGTAGTTCAAGGAAGTCCAGTCCGCCGGACCGACGAACTCCTGGAACCAGTCCTCATTGGCGGGAGTGATTTCCTCCAGTGCGTCAAGGGTTCCCGAGTTGACGATGTCGGCCCAAGCCTTGGGGGTCGTGTCTTTGTTGACGTTGTAAGGGTCGTTGGACTCGTTGAGGTCGTCCTGATTGCAGAGGGTCGTGCCGTTGAACAGGCAGGGGATGTTGAGGTCGATAGGCCCGACGATGTGCTGGTCGATTGCGAACTCCATGCCCTCTCCGACCGACGTGGCCGTGACCGTGGCAATCAGTTTGACCGCATAACCCCACTTGGTCGGGTTGAACCAGGTAGTGTGACAGTTCCCCCAGTCCCCGGAGAGGCCGGTGGACATGGAGTCGTAACCGACCATCTTATGGACGTTCGTCTTGTTCACGTATTCCGAAGGCCCTGTCTCGGAGAAGATGGCTGACTCGATGTCGTCTCCCGATGGGAAGACGGATACCCAAGGCGTCTCGGCGTTCAGCAGGGTGGACTCGGTGTCATCGTTGGACTGGCTGATGTCGAACTTGCTGATCGTGACGTAGTACGTCCCGGCGGTCGTGATGTTGTAATACCCGCCCGCCTCCATCCACAGGGCAGAGCCCGTGCCAGCCGTACGCGAGACGCCGGAGCCGTAGACCGCCACCTTGCTGATCCATGCCTGACGCTGGTCGTAGTGACCGCCAAGCCTGACGCGTGGCATATTGCTCTGCGAGAAGTTTACCGTGCCCTTGGCAATCTGGAGCTTGTTATTGATGCCGACAAGGATGCTACGGACTTGGAACTGCTGGGTCATCGCATCGACCGCGGCGCTTGTGGCATCCCATTCGCTCCATGGCTGTTCGATGTTCATGTTCGTCCCTTGGCTGGACGAGGTGAAAGTGTAACCGACCCCGGGCTGGATGCTCATTCTTCGATGTATTCTTTATAGACGTTCGAGTCCCATCCGTTGACGTTGTAACGGATTTCATACATGACCTTGTAAAGGGAACCGTACTCCTCTACGTTCACCTGAGAGAGAAGGTTCTTCGGGCCTACTTCAGCGACGGTTCCGACCGGGGCCCAATCGGGAAGCAGTTCCCAACTTCCCCAGGCGGTCGTTGGGGTGGACTTTCCTAGGTACCCAAGGATGTCTATTACGAAGGCACTGGTTGAGACGTAGATCACGCCCGAGTAAGTTGTCGTGGGGGCAAGATATTGGGTCTTGCCGTAGTACTGCGGCCAAGTCGGGTCGACGAAACCGATGAAGCGGCCTCCGTTGGGTTTCTCGAAACAAGCGCCGTTAAGGCCGATGAACGCGGGCTGTCCGTTGACGTTAGGTGCAAGGTTGTTCGGGGTGTCCTGAGTGTAGGGGGCCGGACCCGCGAGCGCTCCGATGAAACCAGTCTGAGCCGCGAAAAAGTTCGGGTGGGTCGTGATGTGCTCGGCGGTCAGGCCGTTGGCTGCGCTGGTGTTAGGCTGCGTAAAATTGCCCTCGTTACTGTCAGGGTCGATGCCGACGTAGTCCACCGTAACCGTGGCGATGTCAAGGACGTCCCAGCTGATGGAATACTTGTGGGCCTTGAGGAACGAGTAGGTTGCGTCCGGGTGCGCTGTGCCGCGATTGGTCAGGGCGTCCACGTCGAAGGCATAATCTGCCTTGTAGCGAGTGGTAGATGTAACCAAGCCGAAGCCGTCGTTACTTACCGTCCAGCCTGGCTGGAGTTCGGGCAATTCTAGATCCTCACCAACTTTTACGATAGCCATAGTAAATTATTATTATTGGAGAAGGGAGGCCCGCGAAGGGGTCGACGAAGGCTTTGTGAAGTCAGCCCCCGCAAAGGGGTTACGATCCACGAGGTTCTGGAGCAAGGAAGTCTGCTTCTGGGCTTCCTCCAACTGGAGGCTCATGGCCTGCATGACAGGATTGGCGCCGACGCCGACGACGTTGGAGAAGCCTTCGGGGCCTTTGAAGTCTCCGGCCTTTTGTTTGATGCTCTCAGAAATGGGCCCTTCTTTGGCCATGTCCTCGGCTAGGATTTTGCGGATACGTTCTTGGAGCTCAGGGCTCTTGGCGGCAAACTCTGCTCGCTGTTCAGAAACCGTCATTCCTCCCATCCCGAAGGCAGGGACCTTGCTCTTAGCGTCAAAGCCAAAGATGGATTTGGCGCGCGGGTCATTCATTAAGAACTCATAGGCGGTTGTCTCTGGCTGTTGCTTAGCCTGATCTGCCTTGATTTTGTCTTCCTTGATGCGTGCCACCTTCCGAGCGTAGTAAACGTCTTCGGCTGCCATGCGCTCGTTCACTCCGTCGATGGCGGCCTTATTTGCATCCTCCTGCTTCTGCTTAATCTTGTCTAAATAATCGCTGACAGTTCGGGTGAGCAATCCGAAGATGGCCATCGGGCCGGCGACAGAAAGGAAAATGTCCTTAAAGGACTGACCGAACTTCTTCTTGATGTCTTCGACCTGCTTGGCCATGCCTTCAGTGGCCTTCTTGGCCTTGTCCATGGCCTGCGGGACGTCCGAGGTGGTCTTGATGTTGACTGTCAGGTCTTGGGCCATGTCAGGGGGTGCTTTCCTTTGCAGGATTGGAAGCAGCCGCCGCGGCCTCCTTGGCTTCCTCCTCGGCCATGAAGGCTTCCTCCTCGGGCGACATGATCGCCACGTCCGCACCCTTGCGGATAGCCAAGGCGGAGTTGAGCCAGATGGCCTGACACTCCGGCATCTCCCAAGCCCGCTGCTCGGGGATGCCCGACGCGATCAGGTTGGCCACGATGGACAGCGGCCAAGGCACGCCCTTGTCCCCGCCCCCGGACTTGGTCTTGGTCTGCTCCCAGAACTTGGGCCAGTTCTGGACAAGGATATATTCGGCAAAGGCTTTGACTAGGCGCTCAAACTTAACGGGCCTGCGACCTAGATGCAGGATGCGCAGTTGGTCCCTCCAGCCTATGTCGCCCAGCTGTTCTTCGGCGCACACTTGGCAGGCGAAGATAAGGTCGGCAGGGGTGATGCCGCGGGAGCCGGTGACCAGGGGCGAGTCGAAGGCCATCAGGCGCACCCGGTACTTCAAGCACCAGGGGTAAAGAGTTCGACCCAGAACCTTGAAGGGGGCCGGGTCGACGTAGGCGTTGAGGAAGCGACGGTCCACTGTCCTCTAGACTGTCCCCCTTTCGGGGGTGTCAATTACGCAGGCGTGATGCCTTCGTAGTCAATCGCCGTGATCGTGACGGCGGTGAAGCCCTTGTTCGAGCCCTTGTCGTCAATCTTGGTGATGGTCCCGACAAACGACGCGGAGGCTGAGCCAGCCGGATAGGCGGAGGCGGTGTTCACCGTGAAGGAAAGGGCGGCGCCGAGGACAGGCATGGTCGAGGTCTTGGCGATGCCTTCAACCGTGAGCTCGCTCTTGCGGTCATCGAGGCGGTGCGTCTTGGTCAGGCCCGTCTCGTCGACCACAGTGGCCTCGGCGTTAAAGGAGGACGAGAGGCTGTAGCTCTGGACGAACAGGTTGGTGACAGTACCCGCGACTCCGTAGATACAGGTGGTTCCGTTTGAGATGGCGGCCATTTGTATTTGCAGGCTTTGGAATTGGCTCAGGCGGGCAGGACCACCAGCACGTCAAAGGCGAAGGAGGTCGCCCAGGAGCGCTCGTCGATACCCTCGTCTTCGGAGACTACGGTGACGTCGTAACAGGCCGCGTCGGTCGAGGTGACGAAGGCCGCCTTAATGCTGGTCAGGTCGCGCATATTGCCGGACAGGGCGGCGCAGCGGGCACGGTGATCGGCGAGGGTCGTGTCGTCGGCGTTTGAGAACAGGGTGATGCGGACCGAGCAGCTGAAGTTGCCTTCACCCTCGGGGAGGTCGGCAGGGTTGCGGGCAGACTCGCACAGGACCACGGCCTTGGGCAGGGTCTGGATGGCGGCGTTGTCGCCCGTCAGGAAGGCCACGGTGGTCAGCCCGGTCTGGGTGGATAGGTAGGTGGCCAAGGTGGCCTCTACGATGTGGCGGATGCTCTTAGTGCCCATTGTACCTTTGCCCGCTTTGGGAGGGAAAGGGTCTTGACGAGGTAGGGGCATGGGTCTTACTCCAATCGTTCCACCGATGCTCTGCCAACAGGACCCAGTACTTGCCGCGTTCTTCGCCATCTTCGAGGATGCGGTCCCGCGTCAGCCCAAGCGCCGCACGCCCAGGGTTCGCCGTGGGCCTATGCTGGCCCGCCTGTATGCTGGCGAGACCCCTGCGTCATATGTCTGCGAGCCCAAGGTCGACGGCCTCCGCGTCCTGATCACTGCGGACCTATCCCGCCGCGTCGTGCGCTTCGAGACCCGCAACGGCAACCCGATGCCCTCACTCGACCATCTGGCCGACGAGGTGCTCGAACTCCTGGCTGGCAAGGACGGCGTCTGGCTGCTCGACGGCGAGGCCGTGTCCGGCAAGTCCTTCTTTACCTCGGTCGGTGCCCTACGCTCGGAACAGTCCGCCGACGATGCCCGGGTCTGGCTGTTCGACCTTCCCTCCGTGGAGGGCGATTACAGCACCCGCCGTGCCTCTCTGGAGGCTTTGTTCGCTCAGTCCTACCCTACGTCGCTCCTGCTTATCCCGAGCGCCTCCTGCACCCCCGAGGAAGCCTTTGTCCGCTTTACCGCCGAGGGCTTTGAGGGTGCCATGGTCAAGGACACCGCCGCCCCCTACTCCCACGGCCTCCGCTCCAGGGCTTGGCTCAAGGTCAAGGACGCCGACACTACCGACGCTGAGATCGTGGACGTGGTCGAAGGCACGGGCAAGTGTGCTGGGATGGCAGGCCACATCGTCGTGCGCTGTGGACGCCGACTCGTCAATGTCGGCACCGGCATGGATAACGCCACCCGCTCAGCCCTGCTCGCCGACCGCTCTCAGCTCATCGGCCAGACCGCCGAGGTAGACTTCCAGATGAAGACCCCGAACGGTTCCCTCCGCCACCCGGTGTTCGTCCGAGTTCGCAAGGACAAGTAATCAGAGCCGCATCTTTTGCTTGGTGCGGGCGATGTATTTATTAAGGTCGGACTCCATCTGCTTGACGCGGTTACCCAAGGCAAGAGCCATGGTATCCGCCTTTACTGCGATTTGGTTGATGTTGCCGATGAAGTTCTGAATGGTGACCTGAGCGTTCTTGTCGCTGTAATTTGCCGTAGCCTGACCCGAGCCGCCGTGGCGAGCAATCCACCCGGCGTTGCGCAGCTTGGCCCCAAAGTTCCCGCTGGCGACATTAGCCCGAAGAGGCTTGGGGATCATGCTAAGCGCACGAAGCCAACCAGCCTTGGTTCGACCGACGGCGGCCTGACGCTCCTTGATGTAGTTATCGAGTTCCTGCTTCGACTCGACTAGGAGACGCGGTTCGCCGATGCGCTGGTCCCTCCCGATGCGTCCGCCGAACTTGGCTTTGACGCGGTTGTGGTGCGTCCGCAGGTCTTTGGCGTAGTCAAAGCCGTATTCGTTTACGGCCAGCGGAACGCGGTTGAGGTAGTTCTTAGCCTTCAGGAACGCCCGGTCATAGTTCTGGTCGTTCAGGATTTTCGTCATGATCGGCGAGATACGCAAAGTCTCGATGCGGGACTTCTTGATAATCTTGTCGAACAGCGGTCGGTTATTGGTCTGTGTCGCGTGAGCTAAGTTTCGGAAGACGATAGCCTTCTGGGTGCTAATATTGCGGTCCCCGACAGCGATGAAAATCTTGCGGATGTCTCCAGCTACGGCGCCTTCCCCTGCGGCCTTGGCTTCCTTTGACAAACCTTGCCCGCCTCCCTTGGGCATACCTGGCGTAAAGGTCGCCATGTCGGCACAGATAAGCATGGCCTGTTTTGCGACCATGCTCTGGGCATCCATCCCAATCTCTTTGGCCACCATGGTAAGCATGGCGTTGAACTCGGATAGGGACTTCCGCGGGATGCTTACCGACACCACGGCCTTGTTACTGGTTATCGTCGATGACGACGAGCGTGATCCATGCCGACCCGGGCTTGTAGGTCTGGGTCGTGATGCGGACCGTCTTCCCGCCCGCCACAATCTTCTTCCCCTGGGCAAGGCTGGCGATGGGCACCCCTGCCGACAGTAGGGCCGCCGATGCCCCCATAGACCCGTCTGGCTGGCTCCAGGAGGCCGTTACAGCGGGGAGCCTGACCGAGTACTGGGTCCGCTCCATATAACCCCCTGCTTCGAGCACGGTCGAGACGGCGGGGTCGGAGATGAGGCAGGAGAAGGTGATGGCCCCAGAGTTGGCCGACCCGGCCACGCCGAAGTCCGCGATCATTTCCTTCGCATCGTTGGTCAGCTCGGTTCCGTAGAGGCTCATCCTATACTTGCCCGGATTGGTAGGGGGCACAAAAAAGGCCCCCATTGCTGGGAGCCTCGTTTGAACCTTGGACCGCTATTAGGCGGCGGTCTTGAGGCGGTGGAGGGAGGTCGCGCGACCGACAGCGGCACCGAAGAGCAGCGTGGCGGTGACGTTGTAGTAGCCGCTCTGTTCCTGGCCCATGAGGACCTGGACGCCGAGGCCGGTGTCGGCGTCGACAGCGTTGGCGACTTCGAAGCCCGGGATTTCGGACATCGGGAGGGCCGAGGCGACGGCGATGGCGTCAGCGCCGCAG